GTAATGAACTGCTGAGTTATGTGCAGGCCGGTTGAGGCGTCCTCGACCAGTGCATCAGCGTTCGTCGTACCATCAGGCGATGCGGTAGCGTTTGCTGTAATCGTAGCTCCGCTAGTACTCCAAGCGGCATTGCTCCAGTCATCGCTGCGCAACAGCAAGTTCGTCCGCGCTTCCTCGATCAGCAGGCCGCGAGGTGCCAGCGTGACAGGATCATAGTCAAAGCGGGGGGTGGTGGTCCCAACCGTCTCGATAAAGCCAGACGCATTGACGCGGGTGGCTCCCGTGCCGCGTGAAAAGGTGATGCGGGGATCTAATACAGGATTGAGGAAGTCGAGCAGCATGGTCGCGCCGCTGTAGGGACTCATTGCCCCAACGCCGCGAGGCCACCGGCTTACATGGCCTGGGCCTTTTCCTCCCCAATGGACAGACATTAGATACCAGCACCTTGCGTGAAGTAAATGCGACCGCTTACGCCAGCAGCAATCGCAGCGATGTAAAGCAGGCCACCTTGATCGGGGCTGAGAGTCAGAACTTCGTGAACGCCAGGACCAATCGGCAAACCGGCTGTCGTGGTCGCAGTGACGGATACATCGCCCCAGTTGAGCCAGACAGTTGCCGTGCCGTTGTTCATTACGCGAACGGTCATCGGTGAATTGCAGCTACCGACAAGCACCCGCTGCGAGGTTGCAGACACATCAATATTGACGGTGTTTGCTTGAGCAGGAGAAAAAGAACGAACCATTGTAGAAACTCCTTAAAGGATACTTATCACATTATCTGAGGCACGTCACCACTTTACCCCACCAGCCAGTTCGTGCCGTTGCTCCAAACGGGAACCTGATTTGCACCACCGCCTGCAACAGTTGCGCCAAAGGTTGCTACCGTAGAATCGGTTACATAACCCCGCGCCCCTGCATTGCCGACTGGATTGGGAAGCTGGGCGAAGGTGCTTGGCGTGGTCTGAACTGTGGTGCAGACAACATTGCCGAAGTTGGCTTCGATATATTCGATCAGGCTTGTGATTGAGGCGCGTCGACTATCGCCTTGATTGGTGACCCAAAGGACAACTTGATCGCCGCCGGAAAGCTGCGTGACCAATGGTAGCTGATTGATAACAGGCATTGATTAACTCCACTCGATGGGGCCATCAGGCCCTGCGTCAATAGTTGGGACAGGCTGATAGACGTAAGGGTCATCCCAGCGCCAAGGCTTGTTGCCCTGACCGATTGGCATGGTTTCAGGCAATTGTTTCTCAAGCGGGAACGCCGCACGCTGCATCAAGACGTTATAAGCGTTCTTGGCGAGCATCTTGGTATCGGGCGAGACGGTCTTGCCATATCCTGTGGCTATGCGGATGGCGAGATTCGTAATCACCGCTTCCCATGCACTGTCAGGCGTAAAGGTTTCTGTGTCGAGATCCGCATCTTGTGGGCTGCTGGAGATGGGATAGCCAAGACGGATGCCTTGCGCGTTCCATTCCATCATCATTGCGTCCAAGCGGCGTAAGGCGCTCTCTAGCTGTTCAGGCTGAAGATCGAATATATATTCTGCCAAGCCTATTTCTTCAAAGGCTCCAGAGATGAACTGCCGCTTGGTTATACCCACGATTAGACCTCCAGCTTTTCAGCGATGCGCTCGGCAAGCTTCTTATCAGATGTTCGCGCATTAAACGAGACGCCAAGTTCTTTTGCCTTGGATTCCAGTTCATCGCGGGTCGGGGCTGATACCTCATCAATCGCGTCCTCAAACGCTTCCGCCGAGGCGATGATCTTCTTTGCACGCTTGCCGCCAATAGCTTCCTCATAGGACGGGAACCAGCCTTTAGCGGTCAATGCGTCGAACGTTTCCTGATCCGCAGCGCCTTCGGTGTCATATGTCTCACCGCCGGGCTTTCTGTAAGGGCCAGGAGTCCGATATAAAATGGTTGGAAAGTCGGTCACTTCTTTTTCCTTTTGGGAGCCTTTGACGGCTTACCAGCTTTCATTGCAGCATCGCGTGCAACGTTCAGAGCAATGGCAATCGCCTGCTTCTTGGGGCGACCAGCCTTTTCTTCCATCTTGATGTTCTTGCCGATGCTCGACCGGCTATAACCTTTTTTCAGTGGCATTTGATCACTCCTTTAAGAAGTTGGGGAGAGCCGACTTCCAAGACTCTCCCCATCCCCTGTTAGACCTGATTGAAAATCAGAACACCGCACATTTCGGGGTTCGTCATCACAACGCCGTAGAGCGTATCCAGCGTGTAAAGCGTCTGGAAGGTCAACGGATCAAACCGCTTGGTCATCACCAGTTCGATGCCCTGATCAGTCGAAGCACGCAGAACGTCTGCGCCAGCGCCATCAGGAACAGCATAACGGCCAGGAAGCAGTTCGATTGCATCCTTGCGCCAGAACGGGTTGATGCTGGTCGCACGGTTGTTCAGCAGGTTGATTGCAGCAGTTGCCGAGGTCGAAGCAACGAACACGTTCTGATACTGCTGTTCAGCGTCAGTCGGTGAGGAGTTCGCACCGATCATCGGCGGGCTGATAACCATCGAGGTGCCATCAACAATCGAGATAACGCGGAAGGTCTTAAGCTGACCAGTCGTGCGCTTCGTGATCTGATGGACGGCCTGAATGCCATCAACGGTGAACATATCGCCAGCAGTGAGGCCGGTTGTCGAGGAGACAGTGACGGTCTGATAGCGGTTGTCGACGTTGAGGACGCCAGCGGTTGCGGTGGTGGTTGCACGCGGAACGAAACGAACCTGTGCGCCATTGGTTGCAATCGTGCGGCTTGCCGAAGCAGCGACGCAGCGGTTGGCATAGTCCAGCTTATAGGTTTCGAAGCCAGCGACGGGGCCGACATACGAACGCTCGTAAGCATTGGCGGACTTGTTGCCGGTGAACGAACGAGTCGCAGCAGCCAAGTTGCCAGCCATGCCGTTGTAATCGCGGCTCGACAGAGCGAGATAGCGATCTTCCGACATAACGCCCTGTTCGTTCATGATGCTATCGCACAGAGCAATGTCATCATAATCGCCAGGAGCGCCAACGATGGGAACGACCAGCGTTCCCTGTGCCGAAGCAACGTCCATAACCGACAGGTTGATGTCCGAAGCAAGCTTCTGCTTTGCAGCATCGCCAAGGCGACCTTCCTGCAAGGCATCACGAAGCTGGAGCGAGTTCATCTGCCAAGCCGAGCATTTGCTGAAGCCAAGGGTCGAAGGAACCGAAAGCTGCGTCATGGTCGAAACGTTCGAAGCAATCGTCGAGCCGACGGTGCGGTTAAACGATTCACCGATATACGGCATCGGACGCCAGATGGTGTCGCGTGCGCGTTCCATCGTTACGCCATTGGTGTTGTAGATGCTGATGTTTTTGGAAAGGATCAGCGCGTCGTTAAAGCCTTCGAGAAGGTTCTCAAATGCAACGACTTCCTCCTTTGAGAATGCGTTCATGGTATTCAATTCCTTTAATTAGGTTTTCTTGCCACGCTTGTAAGCCATGACCTTTGACAGATCGCCGGTCTTAAGGGCTTCTTCACGCAGCCGTTCAAGGGTTGAGTCTACAGATCCAGAGATGCGGCCACCGCCACTGGTGATGGTGCGTTCTGGCGCTGCTGCTGCCTTGCGATTGGTCACTTTCAACTGAGTCTCCAGTTTAGCTACCGCGAAGGCAAACTTCACGGGGTCATTGATTGAGGCGAGTTCCTTGGCACGCTTTTGGCTCTTGCCCAGTGCATAAATCAGATGCGCGGGATTCTCGGCACCCTGAAGAACAATTCCTTGCTGCGTGACGTTGAAGGTATCGAGCGCAAACGCTTCGGCATCTTCATAATCCCGCACCTTCAGCGAAGCCTTGGCTTTCGCATAGGAATTAAGCTTGTCCTGCCACTCCTTGGCTTCAGCATCTCGCTGGGCCTCGATCTGGGCTTCGGCTGCATCATATTCGCGTTTCTGCTCATACCATGCGGCAAGCTTGTTTTCATATTCGTCAGAGTCGTAATCACAGCCTTCGAGCGTTGGCTTTGCGGGCAATGCAACCGGCTTGGTCTCAGTTACATTTGCATTTAGCTGCGCTTCAAGTTCGCGGATCTTACGTTCTTTTTCCCTGTTCGATTTACGCAACTCGCGCACCCATTTAGGCGCACGGGCTTCTTCCTCTTGAGGAGGCGATTCCTCACCGATGGAAATTACGACTTCATCTTCGTCAATCTCATCTTCCGCTTCATCATCAACCAAGACGGCTAGGTTCTCATCTTCGGTTTCAATGCCAGTATCCAGATCAATCGCGTCGAATGTTTCGTCATTCTCCATTTCTGCCGTTTTCATATACTACCCCGTAAACTCACCCGAATTGCGTGGCGGGTGGAACCACATTGGTTTGCGGCTGTAATGCAGCCCCAATCTTTTCAGCCGACTCGATGGCCGACTTGCGCTGGTCAATGTCGATGTTCGACAAGGTTTCAGCGGTCTTGGCGCGGGTTTCTTCCGTCCGTGCCAAGCTATATTGCGTATCGGCTTGAGCCTTCAGGCTTAAAGCTTCTGCCTTCTGTGCCTCTGCCATCAGATACATGGCTTGCGGGTCAGGCTGCTGTCCTTGCGCCATCATCGCTTCCATCATCTGCTGCTGTTCTTCCTCGGTCGGCTTCACAACGCCCATCTGAACCAGCTTCGAACGGAAGAAGTCCTTAATGTCGCTGATACCTTCGCCGTCCATGTTCATGATCGCCATAGCCTGCAAAATCATCTGCGTTTCAGGATCGCTTGTCACCTGCATCATGCCAGTCAGTGAGCGGACAGTGGCTTCGCGGCGGCTGGTGAACGACGGGCCAACATCAACAGCAACGTCAAAGGTCGCTTTGCTTAGGTCGTTTTCATAATCCAATTCACCGGATTCCGGGTCGATGATCGGCTTCATCAATTCAATCGAGCCGACCTGATCCATCTGATCAATCGACTTCATCTTGCGGCCTTCTTCGACGTAAATGTCTTTAGCCATCGACAGCCATATCTCACCGCAGCGACGCATAGCCTTCGCCATGTTGGTCATGTAGATGAATGACTGCATGTCCAGGCGGGTCTGGATCATCTCAACGGCTTTACCGCTGATGTTGCTGACCATCTTGTCGGCTTGCTGGTTGTTGCCCAAAATCTCAGCCATATCCTGCTCGGTCAATTGGAGCAGTGCAGCCATCGCCGGGGGAATGTCGGAAGACTTGGTATAAGCAACAGGGCCAGCGGCTTGCATCTCGCCATTCGGGCCAGTGATCGGATTGACCAGCAGATAGGGATAATTGCGGATGTTATCGTCAGCCCACATAGCTTGATGGCCGATAACCTGTTCAGGAACGAGGATTGGCTTTTCGACAGATGAAAGCGCACTGATCTCGCCCAGCTTTGAAAGCTGCATATTCTTCAGGCGCTGCGGATCTTTTGCTAGGCGGACGTGGCCCATGCAACGCTCGACGTTATCAACGAACCAACGCTTGCCGTAATAAGGGACAATCGGAATGTTCTTGCCAGCGATATATCCCATATCGTCAAGGATACCGCCACCGCTCATGATGTATTTGTGAACCTTGCGGCGCTTCACCCGCTTCTGGCGAACCTCGACCGTACCGACAGCCAAGAGCATTTCTTCAAGCGTTTCGTCAGCGTCAAAGTCTGCTTGGGTGTAGCGTTCTTCCTCGCCGTCGATGGTCTGGAATATGCGGACTGTCTCGCGCACTTCCTCGACGCGGTAATATTCCGCAACGTACACAACGTCCGGCGTATCCCAGTCAAATTCGATCTGCTGGATTAGCTTGGGCCATGTTGCTGGATCATCCTGCCATTCAGCGATGTAGGCTTCACGGGTCATTGAATACAGAACGAAGCAATATTTTGCGTCGGACTTGTCCTGGCGCTTTGCGTCTAGATCGAAGAAGACCGAGGAATCAGCGTCATAGATTGGCTCGAACCGAATCCGCTGCTTTTCATTCTCATCGTCTTCATCGTCTTCATAAACTGTGCGAAGCCGCCAAGCACCGAAGCCACCGCCTACACCTTCCTCGAAAGCATTGTCGAAAGCCTCATCTGCAACGCTGTCCTGTTCGTCAGCGCGATACAATCCGTTACAAGTCTCAGCGAGCTTGTCGTTGTTGCTGCCGTCCTTGGATACGAAGTCGACCGAGATGCGGTTGTTGCGATATTCGTTGATGATCCGAATGACGCTTAGGTGAACCTTGTTGACTTCAAAGCGCGGCTTGTTCTCAAATTGCTCACCGATGGGGCCTTCCCATTGTGCGCCAGCGAGGGAATAGAAACGGCGGTCTTGGAGGCATTGCAAGCGTTCATCACGCATGGCGGTCTGGCAGCGGTCAAACTCATTCAACGCACTTTC